TTTTGAAAAATCATTATGGATGTGATAAACAAAGTCAGAATTGTATTTGCCATTATAGTTCTCACTATATAAGATTTTTACCACAAAATACCCCTTATAATAATACAGTTATGACAATCCAAGACTGGGCTTCCCTAATAGTAGCCATACTTACAATTGTATCATCAATCGCCTTTGCAATCAAGTGGCTAGTTAAACATTATTTAGCAGAACTTAAGCCGAATTCTGGATCATCGATGAAAGATCAAATTTCAAGATTAGAGATGAGAATTAACGAAGCCGACTCTACTAGAACTCAGATGAAAGAAGATCACAAGGTTATGAAGGCTAAACTTGACCATATGTATGATATTCTGATTGAGTATATTGCCAGACCAAAGTAACTCTATATACTATATATAAGATATCTTCTATATACAAACCTTCAAGATAGTTCTTTTTTCTTATATATATTTAAGTATACACTACGAAGATCCTGACCTTTAAGACTTTTTATGACAAAACGGACATTGTCTATTATAACGATTTGATAACTTTAAATATAATCTCTTAATTCTATGACTTTTACGCTGACTATAAATCTTCGTTTTTTTATGGTATAATCTTATTACTATGACTATGTGTGGACCAGAAATCTTTGGAGCAGATCCAGCCAGAATTAAATGGCAAATCGTTAGAGGAGACACCTCCCCACTTCGTGTTGAATTTTTAGAAGATGACGAAGTAACATATTTTGATACCTCTGATTGGACCTTTGAGGCTACCACTTATGATCCTCAGTCTGATTTTCTTGATTCCCTGGAAGTTTCACGTGGAACAGGATATGTTGATATTATGGCTCCTGCATCTATTACTGAAAACTGGGGGACTGGATTTAAGTCAGTTGTAACAGAGTTAACATTTGATCTACAAGTAACCATTGATGAAGAGACAATTTGGACACCGCTGATTGGAACTATCTCTGTACTTGGAGATGTTACAGGTAGCCTATAATGGCAATAGTAAAAATTACAACTCCAAGACCTGAGTTGCCACCAGTAATTAGAATTAAAAACAAGACTTTTAAAGTAAATAAATAAATCCGTGAGATAATGCTTTCATGGCCTCTTCTAAATCTATGGACTTTCCAAGCGGAAGAAAATCTTCTTACGCAGCACAAGTAGAACAACTTCAAGCAACCACTGGTGCAGAAAGCAACTCAGTCTTTATTCCTCTTCCAGGTCCAGAAGGTCCAAGGGGAGCCAATGGATTACAGGGTCCTCCTGGTCCAGCAGGTCCCATGGGATTGCCAGGTCCAAAAGGTGCCGATGGAGCATCTTCAGTATCTTCATCTGGACAACAGTCAGGCTGGGCTAGTTATCATTCAGGAGCAGGAAAAGAAATCAGACTTGGTGCTGCATACGGTGTTGATGGTTGGGTAGATGTATTTTTGTCAAACCAAAAAGAATCAGATGAAACCTTTTTGCCAAAGAAGTGCACAAGCCTTTGGAATCAGGAATCTAGAAGACTAAACTTCCTAGGACTTAATGTTGGTGCCCAAGTATTTGTAACATATAACTTTGAATTGACTACATTCCAAACTGGAACAGAACTATGGGCAAGAACATACTCCTCAAAATCAAAACAAAATATTTGTCAATTTTTGGGATCATTTAAATATCAAACCACCTATCCCATGTCCGTAACCCAGCAAATATTTATAGAGGATAAATGGTCTTGGAGCGAGGGAGCAATCCCTCAGTTCAGAACTGATTACGAGTCATCAATTATTCTCAATTCTATTTACGTCGGCGTGGTATAATAATTCTATGGCATTTCCAGGTGAATTAAACTTAACATACTACAAGGGTGATACTCAAGATTTTTCTATCTACCCAAAACAGAGCGATGGATCTGCCTTTATTATGACTGGATATACAATTAAGTTTTCAATTTCAACTGAACGAGGCCTTTCTGGATCTACCCCGATAGAATGCTACGCTGTAATTGATTCAGATGATCCAACCAAGGCAGTATGCGCTATCAGACCAGCAGATGGTGCTCAACTTACTGCAGGGGTTCAATATGTTTACGATATTGAAATTAAAAAAACTGCTACACCATATCCACTTGTATACACAATACTTACGGGAACAGTTACCGTTACAGCAGATGTAACTAGAGCGGTCTAATCATGACCGAAATCTATTCTACAGATCAAATAACTGTTTTAGGTGGTCCATCAAAAATCTCAGTTGATCTTGACATTGGTCCAACAGGAAAAAGAGGAAGTTACTGGTTTGTTGGAAACGGATTTCCAAATACAGAAGAACTATCTCCAAACCTTTTAGATATGTATATCAATGTAGACCCACAAGATGAGTCTTACCTATTTTTGTACCAGTACCAAAACGCTGATGGAATAAACAGTTGGAGACAGATCCTAAAGATTATTCCAAACTTTACTAGCAAGACCGTTGTCTCTGATTTTGTAAATGGTAATGCTCAGATAATTGTTCCTCTTATCAGCATTGTGCCAGAAGACCTTGTCGCAACAATAACTATAGACAAAATCAATATTCAGAAATCTATGGTTAACGAGTTGCCAATTATAACAACAATTAAGTCTTTAGAAATAATCACAGACAATCAGGTTAGAGCATTGAAGATTGTGGTCAATGCCGTAGAACTAAACCTAGATATGTGGGTAGAAGTTGTAGGACAGAAAGCAGTAGATCTGCTTATTTCTGTGGTATAATTTTGGGGGAGATGAATAATGGCAGATAATATCAATCTTAATGGACCCTATGACACAAAGGTGCCTTCTTACAATGAGTCTGCAGATATTCAGCAAGCATTAAAGTTATTCCTATATGGAACCACAACTCCACCTTCAAATCAGTCAGAAATTTTGTCAAATTCATTGGCAGGACATCTAAAAGAGATAGAAGCAGACATTACTGTAATTAATAATCGTGGCCTTGGGTCTGCTGTTTCTGCTACACAGCCAACTGGCGTAGCAAATGGATATGTTTGGCTAGACTCTGATTCTGGAGTTGCTGCTTCTGTAAAATACTCTGAAGCATATTATGCTGGCACAGCGCCACAGTCTCCAACAACAGGAACTTTATGGGTTGACTCTAATTCATCCCCATTAGTTATGCATGTTTGGTCTGGAACTGCATGGAGAGCGATAGGTGCATAATGGCTAAAAAAGAAATCACTATTGATCAAGAATTTAAAGAAAATGCTATAGCAAAATTTATAGCACTTGGATTTACAGAGGCAGAATTAAGAGCATTGGGGATAACTTCAGATGGCAACAATTAACAGTGACGGAAAAAATGCTTACATATATAATGCGTCTGATGACACCTGGTATTCTATCGGTGGAGCAGTAAATACAAATCAGCAATACACATGGTCAGCAGATCAAGAATTTACGGCAGCAACAACATTTGAAAATGTAATTAAAGCAAAGGGTGGAATTAACAATTTCCAAAATGCAACAGCAAGAGATGCGGTTTTAACATCTCCAGTTGCAGGATTAGTTTGTTTTGTAAGACAAGAAAATGACGGAAGCGTAATTGATCAAGTTCAATACTATTCTGGATCAGAGTGGAGATATGTAAATGATTCTGCAACTTTTGTTACAAAGACATCTGCATATACTATCGTAAAGTCAGATGCAGGTAAAACCATCTCGGTAGAATCTGCTTCAGATGTTGTTATTACTATTCCGCTAAACAGTACAACCCCATTTACAGTAGGACAAAAAATTGAGTTTATTAGATATGGAGCAGGGGCTGTTTCTTTTGCAGGTGCTACAGTTGGTGTAACTATTTATAGCAAAAATTCAAACAAGAAGATATCCTCTAGGTACTCTGGTGCAGTTCTTACAAAAGTTGACACAAACACTTGGCTACTTCTTGGTGATCTGACGGCTTAGGTTAAAGATGCTAAATTTTGGTTTTTGGTCATCTTTAAAAGGTATGGTAAGGGTACCTAGTCTTTCTGGTTTGACTAGAACTACAGCAACACAATCAATTATAGATAGTGGTCTTGTTGCAGTAGAAACTGGATCTACAACTACAGCAGATGACACTTTAAATCAAAAGATTGCATCACAAACACCAGAACTTGACACTCTTGTTGATTATGAAACAAATGTTTCTTATACATATTATCTTTTTTCATTTACCCCGTATTCTTTTACTCCAACTGCACCCTATTCTTTTACTCCACAAGCCTATTCTTTTACTCCACAAACATACTCATTTACTCCAGAGACATATTCATTTACTCCATATTCATTTACACCTGTTGCACCACAAACTGGCGTTTGGTACACACACTGCTCTAACCCAGCAGCAGGAGGAGATGGAAGTGTTGTAGGACCATTCTTCTGGGCTAATAAGACTTGTGCACAGGTTCAACAAACACTTACCCAGACTGGAGAACTGGGTCCTGGAAACAACTTTAACTGTGCACCAGGTCCAGAGGCTGGACCATCACCTATTGCAGCAGCAGACTGTACACCTGTTTACTCATTTACTCCATATTCATTTACTCCACAAGCATATTCATTTACTCCATATTCATTTACTCCACAAGCATATTCATTTACACCAACCGCTGCTTCTGGTGTTTGGTATGCATACTGTGCCTCGTCAGGCGCAGGTGGCGGTTCACAGGGTCCATTCTTCTGGGCAAATAAAACTTGTGCTCAGGTTCAGCAAACACTTACCCAGACTGGAGAACTTGGATCTAACTTTAATTGTGCAGTAGGTACAGAAGGAGGAGCGCCATCAGTATCAGCACCATCTTGTGGTGCTCCATATTCATTTACTCCAGTATATTCATTTACTCCGTACTCATTTACACCTGTATATTCATTTACTCCGTACTCATTTACACCTGTATATTCATTTACTCCGTACTCATTTACACCTCAAGCATATTCATTTACACCTCAAGCATATTCATTTACTCCTGTTGCGCCTTATTCCTTTACTCCACAAGCCTATTCATTCGTTCCTCTCAAGGTGTGTATTGATCAAGATACTCTTGTTCAAGTTGTTGGACTGGAAGATTCTGTTGAGTTTAAGGCAGCAAAAGATATTAAACTTGGAGATAAAATTTGGTCTATTACTTGGGAAGGCTTACTTGATGATTTGCAAGATCCTTCTGCCTCAACTGTTTACCCAGAAAATCTTCAGGGAGTACAAAGAGTCAAGTCTGAAATCGTACAGATCGAGCCATCTATTAAAGAAACAACAATCTACTTTAATAGTGACAAGAATAAGAGATTTACAGCAGAAGAGAAGGTTCTTATCAAGCGTGGGTCTTCACACATATTTGTAGAGGCAAAAACAATAACAACTTCAGACCTTATCTTTGAAGCAACAGATTCTGGAATGATAGCAACCCCAGTAACTGGAATTGATTATATCGAAGAAACAAGAAATGTATTTAAGTTTAACGCCTTCCCAGTAGACACAATTATCGCAGGAAATATGGTAGTTCACAACTCTAAGGTCTAGTTATGATAGACTTGTAGTATGGAAGAAAATTTAGACGAAAATTTATGGAGCAGGTTTAGGAAAAACATGGGGGAAGTTAAGCCCTGGGATATTATTATGCCTTCCAATAGAACATCAGAAGACATTGCTTTTGATAGGCTAGATATTTGTAACTCTTGCCCAGAATTAATAAAACTAACATCAACATGTAAGAAATGTGGATGCTTTATGAAGATAAAGACCCATCTAAAGCAAGCAGAGTGCCCACTAGGTAAGTGGTAGGTTTAAGTGCCACAAAAACTTAAAGTAAAAGAATATATCATTAATGATGGAATTGGTGCTAAAATATGGAGAAAACTTTATGCAATGTCTTATGCAAAATATAATAACCTAGCATTTGAAGACACACCAATTGAGAATTTTCTTATACATGAATCAGACCAAGTTTACAATAAAGAAGAAGAAGAAAAATTAGTTAATAACCTTTTGTCATTAATAGATAATCCTTGGGCAATGATAGATTTTTCAAACAGTGAAGAATATACTGTTTGTGATAAAGTTGGTGCTGGACTAGAAGAAAACCAAGGCATCATAGACAACAAAGACTTTTTGTCTTCTGCAACAGAATTTAATCATATAACAGATTATGATAATTCTATAGTTATACATATAAGAAGAGGTAATGTTACTGAAGAAAATCCAAGATGGATCGAAGATAAAGTATATATTAATATTTTAAATAACATAGGTTCTATTATCCAGAAGTTTAATCTTGATAGTCCAAAAGTAATCGTTCTTACAGATGCTCCAGATAAAGAAAAATATTACACCCCAGTTGGCAACTCTCAAAAAGAGATGTGGCAGCAGCCCTACCTAAATCCAACCGAATCTGGATCATATATAACAACCTCCATGGATTTTGAATCTTTAAAAACAGCATACCCAAATCTTCAAATTTTTAATAGGCTGGGAACTTATGAGTCGTTTCTTCTAATGATTAGGGCAAAAGTCTTAGTTGTTTCTAGGTCTGCTTTTTCTCAATCTGCAGGTCTTTTATCCAATAACCATGTCTTTGAGATGTTTGGATGTTTTAATGGATTTAAAAATAGGTGTGGCTTAATTGATCAAAATGGAGATATTGTTTTTTACAAATAAAAACCCCACCAAGTTGTCCTGATGGGGTTTCTATTTATGTTATATTATTTAGGAAATTTGTTCATCCACATTCTGGTCTTTGGCGTGATGCCCTTCCATGAGGACCAATCTTCTCCACCATTTGTCATGTAGTATGCAATTTCTGCATTCTTGACGGGATTGAATAGTTCAGCGTTAGAGTCAAGATCGAACTTGGTTCTACGATCAGGACCAAGGTTGTCGATCATATTAATTTGAAACATACCATAAGATGAGTCACCAGTCTTGTGGTTGCCGTTAAAAGCCAGTGGTCGCCCATTAGACTCTTTTTTAGCCACTGCCCAAGCAACAACAAGGTCTTTACCTTTGAAGCCTACTAGCGAAAGCAGTTCTTTAAGTTCTAAATCAGTTAGAGAAACCTTATTCTCAAAACTCTCTAGTTTTTTTGCCTTAGAAACCAAAAAAACCTCTTTCGAGGTGGTTTCCGATGTCTGAGCCTGTTCAAGGCTAAGATTGTTCTTCGTATCAAGACCTGAATCAGCATTGGCTCCGTTCGACAAAACAGTTACTAATGCTACGATACTGAGTGTGCTAATGATCTCTTTGTTTCTTTCGATAAATTTAATCATAGTTTCCTCCTTAGAAAACAATAACACC